GGTTGCCGCAAGCGTAACTCCGCTTGATACAGCCGCTCCAGTCGCAGCGCCCACGATAAGCGAAGCTGCCCCGGCTATTGTAGTGCCGTCAACGGTTGCAGCGCCAGTTGCAGCTCCCGCAATCAATGACGCGGCGGCAGATACCGTGACGCCCGGCGCGGTTACTACGGTGCCGGCGCTTGCCGTGCCCGCGATAAATGAAGCGGTGCCAGATAGCGTTTGGCTGCCTGCTACAGCCGCGCCAGAGGCCGCACCATCGGTTAGGCTGGCATTGGCCGTAATCGTCGCGCCAGAGGCTAGAGCGGCGCCCGTAGCCGTGCCAGCAATAAGGCTTGCGTTGGTGGTAAGCGTTGCGCCCGCCGCAGTTGCGCTTGCCCCGGCGCTTGCCGCGCCCGCGATAAATGAAGCCGTTACGGTAAGTGTGACGCCATTTGCAATAGAAGCGCTAGTCGCGGGTTCAACAGGGATTAGCCCAAGCTCAACCTGCGCCCCGTCGAATAGGCGACGCGACCGCATAGTTTAGGTCTCGCCTACAAAAATTGATCCTGCAATCGGCATTGTCGCCGCGATAGACGTGTAGATGATCGAAAGGCAAGCGTCCGTCTCGCCTACAAAAATTGATCCTGCAATCGGCATTGTCGCCGCGATAGACGTGTAGATGATCGAAAGGCAAGCGTCCGAGTGATATTCATTCAGGGCGCCCAAAAAATTGCCAGTCGAAATCGCGTCAAACTTATTGACGCCCATCACGTCATTTACCGCGAACATGGCCAGCGGCTTGAATAGGCATACGCCAAACAGTTGCGTCGCGCCAGAAGCCGCCGCGATGGTGACACCTTCCACTGACCGAACGCCCGTGTCTGCGCCTTCAAACGATATCGGGAAAAGCGAAGCATTTTCTCGCCAGCCGGTTCCGGCAATTTGCTGAGAAGGCGCTATGCGGTTTCCTGTGCCAGCTTGGTTAGTATATCGCACCGTGAAGCTGGTCGCTGCGCTTCCAACCTGCTGCTGCAAAATGATCGCTGCCATCACGCCTTCGCCGTTAGTGTAGCGGGTCAGGGCAGCGGTCGGCAGATTGGTTGTCTGTTCCACAGCTGAGTTCATCGTCAAGCCGCCGTTGATATTCAGCAAGTCCACCACAATCGCCGCAATGCCTGCGCCAGCCGTACCGCCTGCCGCGATGTTGGCACCCAAGATAGTTGGACGCCCCGTGCCACTGTTCGGAATATCGCGCAGCGCCAAATCGCTAGTCCGGTCAAGCGCAACGCTTGTGGTTGGCGTCGCGGGCGTAGGCACAAAAAAGGGCCACGCGGCCACCAATCTCGACGTGCGCCCGCCCGAATTAGACATGAAGGACGCGCCGCGATTGCGGTCAAGCATTTCCTTGTATGCGCTAAGATCAGCGAGTGCCATGGCTATTTCTCGACAAAGGAGAAGCCGCCATAGATATCAGGAGCGGCCGCGGATGCTGGAAAAAAGAGCAGGGACAAACACATGTCATTAACATCGGGCGGCATCGGAAGGCCCGTTGTCCAATCCCGGATAGCCGCCATGCCAGCCGTTGCTACTGCCAAAGGCGGGAATGGGCGCGCAATGATAACGCCAAACTCGCCAGCCGTGGCCGTGCTGCCCGAAAGCGTGACACTCTCCACCGCGCGAACGCCTGTATCGCTACCTTCAAGCGGAAGCATAATCACGCGCGTTGCTTCGCGGTTATTGCTGCCACCAATCGCAACCGCCGTACTAATACGGCCTGTGGTGCCCGCCTGATTGGTGTAGTTCATTGTGATAGTCTGCGCTGTATTTCCGATTAGAGTGTAGATTTCCACAAAAACCACATTTCCGACCCCGCCCGTATTGCGCGTGAGCGCTGGGGTGGGGGTTGATCCCTGAACAGTTTGGGCAGCCGTAACCGTGCCGCTTAGACCGCCGATGTGGAAAAGGCGATCATACAAAGTGAAGACGCCAGCAACGCTTGACTGGAGACCAACCGTGAGCGCAAATTTCTCACGCCCGCCGCCTGCCGCTGTATAGGGCAATGCGCCTTGCGTGGTGCGCGTCGGAATTGCGCCAGTCGTCGGAATCGCACCGCCGCCCGGCATTCCATCATAGCGCCAAAGGGAAGCCATGCGGCCCGCGATTGGCGCGGTGGCGGCTGCGCCTGCAATGCGCGACGCCTTGAAATAAAATGGCGTCTCAGGGGTGCCGTTGTTTCCGCCTGTGCCTCGGTTAAGCAGGTCGGAAAGATCGGTTAGCGCGGCCATGCTCAGTCTCCCTGCCAGTTGATGCCACGGCCTGTCGCGTGCGCCTGCGCCGCAATGATCAGTTCAGCCAAGTTCGTCAGGTTCTGGCCACTAGAAGACTCAATCTCGCCAGCTACCGGCTGGCCAAATTGCTGCAAAACGACAAAGCGGCCTGGTTCGACTAAGATGCGCCAATCACCGGAATTCGCGATATAAATGATCTGGTTCGGCTGTTCGATTATCTGCATCATTGCGCACCGCCCTTGCGCGCCACGCGCGCCGAAATTCCAAACACCAAACTAACCACCGCAGCCCACGCGAACCAATCGTCACGCATCGCACCCGGCCTGGCCAATTCAGCCAGCACCAGGCGCAGCTTGGCGATAAGGGCGTCCATCTCAACTATCCTGCAACGCGCCGGGGTATGAAATGATCTGCATGGTCTTTTTCCTTATCAACCCAGCGTCAACACGCCAGTGGTCGGGTCCGCATCCCAATTGAGGCTTTCCCCATTGGCCAAGGTCAGCGCGGACCCATAATCCCACCAACCAATCAGCGGATCGGCGGGCGAAGTCGGCGTGTCATTGTACAAAACCGCGTAGCGGAACGGGCCGATGGAACCGCCCGAAGCGGTGAACACAACATCACCCAGCACCAGCTTATAGGTGCCGCTGGTCTGTGCGGAGGACGTGACACTGGCCGCAGTCCCGCCAGCCGTATAGCCATTGCCGGCGGCAATTTCAGTCAAATCCGCCCGGACGCTATTTGCCGCCACCGGCGCGGTATTGGTCAGCATCACCTTCAGCGTGTGTGACTGAAGGTTATGCACGCCTTCTGCCAGATGTTCGACAAAGGCATTGAATTTATTAAAGGTGGCCATTGCGGGTTCCTTGCACAAAAAAGGCGCCGACCCTGCCGGGCGGCGCCTGGTTCAACCGATTATCGGCTGGGGTTACAGCCGTTCTTGAATCCTGAACGCGCGGCTGCTCAGCGGCAGATTATCTCGTGACACGGCCGCATCCTCACCTGGCGTATTCACCGCGCCCCAAATGGCGCGGCGGTTCCGCTCAGCCATGGTGTCATTCAATTCCGCGATCCAAAGCGCATCACCCGCGGCGCCAAGCGCCGCCAGCAGCGCGCGGTGCTGGCCCCGCGCTTCCGCCACTGATAGCGAAGGCAGCGTGAAGGCAGCAAAACGCGGATTGGCAATGGCCGGCACGGGGAATTCCGCCCCGGTAAAGGGGTTGCGGTCCCGCCTGTCCAAGATCACACGCCCTTCGCGAATGCCATAAGCCGTGCCGCGCTGCAGGCGCCAAAGCCCACCCGCCGAGAGCACGCCAATATCAGTGAATGCCGCTGTGGGGTTTTCAATATCAATCCGCAGATAGCGCCCCACTGCCGGCGCAGGCAGCGTCATGATCACATTGCCCTGATTGGAGTCTTCTGCCTCTGCCGCGATGGTGCCGGTATCGCCGGTGACTTCGGCGAGCACCAAAGATGAACCCGTGCCGGAAAGCGCGACAAGTTGAGCATTTGTCAGGCGCCGATCATACAGGCGCAGGCGCCGCAGATAGGTGATGGCTTCGCCCTGGGTGATGACAAAGCGCGTCAGGGCAGGCAGCACGCCGGAGGTGTCGGTTTCAATCGCCGCGCCATTGGCGCATCAACGGAAAGCGTTGCGGTATCAAGCAGGCGAAGATCAAAAGCGTTGCTGGCACTACCATCATCAATACCGATATCATGCAGCACTGCACCAGCATTTACGCCAAGCCGCGCCACGTGCTGCGCTTCAGAATACAAGCTGAAGTTTGACGGCACCGCGATAGCCAAGCTTCCAGTATCCGCCGCGCGCGTGGTGGCGCCTGTGGTGCCAGCAGGCGGCAGCATGGGCATGGTGGCAAAGGTGCCGAGTTCTGTCTGTGGCGCAGCGAAGCGGATAGTAACGTCAACGGCAACGGCACTGCCAATCACATCAGAAAACCAAACTGGTCTCAGAAATGCCACCGAAGCATTCGTGAGTGCCCTTACAGCAAACCGCCGCGCCGCAGAAATTCTCGTCCCGCTTGAAAATGGCGCACCACTAGCCACCAATGGTTGAGCCAAAACTGTGCCACCTGAATTTAATTCAGCGAAAACGTAAACCCCATTGGACACCGGATATGTGCCCGAAACAACTTTATAAAAATGCGATATTGTAAAACTTTGACCAGCCAACGCGGCAATTGCACTGCCGCCCTCCATAAACCACTGAAGCCTACCAGCGGCTGTCGTAGTGCCGAACCAACGAACGTCAATATATGGGAGCCCGTTGTCTGTTCCGGTCGCAACTATCTGCTTCGAAAGCCCAGTGACATCCACACCAAAAGTCATAAAAGTTGGGTCGGTCCCCGGCGTTCCGGCAGCAGCCCCTTGAAACCCAGGGTTGCGAATACCATTCACCCGTCCCGGCTCCAGCAGCACCCCCTTGCGCTCCAGCGTCACCGGGTCATGCGTGATGCGATATTCACCCGCCGCCGCGATTTGTAGATTGCCAGCCGCGTTAAAATACGTCGCTTCACCCGTGCCACCACCACCGCCGCGCGCTGGCGTCCATGCGGCCATTTGCGGCAAGGCATCACGGGTCAGGAAATCCAAACCCACAATCGGCACGGCTTCCACAATTCCCGCCTCATTGCCAATACGCGCCCGCACCGTGGCGCCCGCGCCAAGCGTGGTGGAAATAAGCGCCGCGCAATCCACTGCGCGATTAGCGCCAAGATCGGCGATGATGCTGGCGACGCTAGCATTGAGCCGAACGCGACGGCGCGGCTGAGGGTCTTGGATATTGGAAAGAGGCATCGAGGGCACATTGGCCTGATCACTGGCCAGCGTGGCGCTTTGTGCTGTATTGTCATAAAGAAACGCTGCCGGCATTATCCTGCCCCCCAGAGTGTGATTTCCAGCCGCCGCGCCGATAGGCTTTCGCGCCAGCCGACCACAACGCCCGCGAAGCCATTCTCGAAGCCAAAGGCCGGATAGGTGATGCGCCCGATATGCCCGATTTCCACCTGCCCAAGAAGCCGGTCAGTCGTGACCCGCACCATGCGCGGCCCGGCTTCAAGCAGCGTTCGCCATTTCTCGGCCCGCGCCAGCGCGTCAGCCTCGGCCCAATAAGCAGCCGGAAAGCTGATTTCCCGTTGCTGCGCCACGCGCGATGTGATCAGGCTGCTTTCAGCCCGCGCGAAGTTGCCTTGCTGCCCGAGCCGTTGCCGATCCGCCGCCGCCACCGCGCCAGCGACATTGGACAACGGCGCATGGTTGCGCTGCCACCGCACCGCCACGGCGCGCGGCAAAGGGCGGAAGCTGACCGGCAGGGCCAAAGGCTCGCAGGCTAGAATGCAGGATGACGGCAGATCGAATTGCGCGGTATCCGTCGCCAGCGGATCGGCCAGGCGCAACCTGCCACCTCGGCTGCCCGAAAGCATGGCGCCAGAGCCTGCAAGTATTTCTTCTACCGCAGATAGCGTGCTGACTGTCGTGGCGCCTTGGTGAAAGCCCACAATGCCCGGCAGGTCAATCTCGGCAAAAGACCATGCATTATCATCAAATTCGCTGCCATCATACGCGCCGCCCAGGCTTTGCAGCATTCGGCGCAGAATGCCGCCCGTGGTATTCGCATAAATCGGGGTGGTGTCCCCGCGCGCATCGGCGGTAACATCACCATCAGGCGCCCCGCCAAGCTGGAACATCCCCAGAGTTGGCCAATCCCGCGCCTGCCCCACGGTAGGAGTGCCGCTGGTGATGATCACCTGAGACACGCCACGAATGCGGATGGCATCATGCCCGGCCATCGCGCGCCAATGGCTTTGATAGGTCGGCAGGCTGCCCGTGCCGAGGTCCACATTACCGAGAAACACCGGCGCGATATTGAACACCTGGCCAAGCGTGACGGGCTTCGGGCGACCCTTCAATTCTGCGCCACCTTCCTGCCCGCTCGTGCCGAGGTATAGCGTCGGCTGCAATGGTGTGGCCATGCGCTCCGTAAGGTCATTCAGGGCGATGCGCGACGTAAAATCGCCCGTGCGATCAATGCTGCGAAGCACCCCGACGAAGGGAACCGCCGCGCTGGCCAGGGTGGTGCCGAAATCACTGGCGCGCGGGTCGGCCACCGGCAGAGATAGCACCCGCACCGCCCGCCCGTCCGCCCCGCCAAACCGCGCCAGATCAACAGAGAAGCCGTCACCATCGGCAAGGGCTATCTCTGACACGGTAAGCGCCACGCGCCCGCCCACGGCTAGCGCATTGGCGGCAGACTGGCCTATCTCGATCTCACCCATGATGCGCGGCTCATAGAAGGCCAGCGCCGGGGTATCGGCGGCGGCAGAGACAAACCCGGCGGAGGCAAGGCGCAGCGTGGCGATGTTCTGCGGCGATATGAACGCATCCGGCAGAAAGGCCGGAGCGATCATCGCGGGCGCGTCGAAAGCCATCATCACTCAGGCGCCTTTGCCGCGATTTCCAGTAGCAGCACCGTGGCGCCTGGTTGCGCGCCGAGTGTCAAGAGCGGGCGCGTGGCGAGGCCAGCATTGGACATGGAAGCGGCCAGAATGGCCGGCGCGTCCATGCCAACAGCATCATCACCTAGCATTGCCGACACCTTTCAGCCGCACCGCAGCACCCCAGGCAAGGCCAATCGCAGCAGCGAAAACCGCCGCAAGGAAAAGCGTCACATGCCCGCCTTTAAGCGCCACTGCCAGCGCTGCGCCAGCCGTCACGAAAAGCGTGTCTTGCACACAGTCGCGCGCATTGGCCCATGACCGCTCGTGAAGGAAATCAGGAAGCTCCTTGGCAAGCGCATAGCCCAGCGCCGCCGTGGCGAAAGCCCACCATGCCGGGATGAAGAACATCAGCGCCCCCGCCATAACTACGCCGATCATGGAATGCGCCATCTGCGCGGCGCACCATAAAAACCACTGATCACGCTGCGCCGAGGGCGTATTAAGTTCGGCCAGGATCAGGCGGAAGGTGCGGCGCAATCTGTTCATTCGATTGAGGCCCCAAGCGCGAAAATCGCGTCTACCTGTTCGGCGGTCGCAAGGTTCGCAGCAATCATCATGCCGATAAGCGGATGGTCGCGCGTGACTTCGCGCATGGTCGCCCATGTCAAGCGCGCCAGAAATGCGTCTTGTTCCGGCAACACGCCGAACACCGCGTCAATCGCAGCCGGAACCTCGCCGGTCCGGCCTGCGGCCAAAGCCTCAGACTCAGTAATGAAGCCCGTCAGGGCGAGGGCGGCGAAAAGCTGGCGATTGGTTATTCTGATGGCGCTTGATTGCGGCACGCCTTCTGAAGAAATAATCTCAACAGCATTCATTCCGCCCGCCGCTGCGATGGCTTCTACCAAAGGATGCTCGGTTGGTCGGGGAATGCCGATGCTGTATTTATGCGCTTCGATTGCCGCAATGTAGGCTTCCACACGCGCCGGTAGCGTTGTCCCAAAAGCGTCAATCGCGGCCTGTGGCACTTGCAAAAGCGGCGCAAGGTTGTCGTGATTGTTTTGGTTTTCCACGGATCAGGCTCCTGCGAAAAGCGCGTAAGCCGCCATCATGGCAGGCGGCATATTGGCCGCCGCACCGCCTGCGAAATCATTGATGGTGACTGTGGAGTTGTTGATGGTGATGCCTGTTGTTGCGGATTGCATTGTCGGCGTTATCCCGGTGATACCCTGCCCAGAACTTCCAGCTTGATTTGTTGCGCCAGTCCCACGGACTTGCTCATTCATAATATGCACGTGGCTCGGATCAGTGATGCCGTGATTATGCGCCTGCGATGTATGGCCGTGCGTCCCAATCCGTTCATCACCACCCGCCGCCCCCAGCGTTGCTCCCGCAATACCCGAAACACCGCTGGTAATACGGTTCGCGGCCGCGCCACCCAGATTATCCAGCGCGAACAAGCCGCGCCCGCGAATGTCCGGCGTGCCGAAAGTGGTACTGCCATCGCCCGCGCCGTAAGTGGTGCCCAGCGCACCAAACAGCGCGGCGAAACTCGCGCGCGAAAGGTTCTGGCCATTGGGCCACACGCAAAGCGGTGGTAGGGTGCCAGCCGCAAGCGGCACATATTCGCCAACCATGCGGCCAAAGCCATGGATCATGGCGGTCCAGCCCGCGCCATTGCGCAGCGCCTCCGCCGTCATGCCAGGCGGTAGCACCAGCACGCTTAGGCCGTTGATGGTCTCAGAAGCGTTCGGGTCAATCGTCAACGCGGCAGACCCGGCATTGCGGATAAGCCAACCCGCACCATTCGGGACAGTCGCCACGGCTGGCAGATTGAGCGTGGCAGCGCTGGAACCAGTGAACACCACCGCATTGCCCAGATCAGCCAGCGCGAGCGTAGCCGTGCCAGAGATCGAAATCACCTCTCGCGCTGCGGGATCAAACACGGCAAAGACATCCTTGGTGCCTGCCGGAAGCGTCACCAAGGCGCCCGCATTGGACGATGCCAGCACCGTCGCGCGGGTCAGGCTGCCTGGA